TATGGACGTTGGCACCGGGCAGGTCGCCGTTTACCACTGTATTCCAGGCCGGTGCCGCGCTCGCGGCGCCGTCCCCCGTCTGGGTATAGAACTTCTTGGTGGTAGTAGTGTTTCCGGCGACTTTCCCGCCCGTATCCGCGCCCGTACCGTAAGCGGTGTCGCCGAGCGCATCCCACAGCGGGTCGGTCGCCATCGCACCGCCGCCAGCGGGCGTGTCACCTACTACCGTTGTGCCGCTGCGCCTCAGATACTTCCCGTCTGCGATAGCCCCCAACGTCAGCGCCTGCGTCCCCGTCTCGGTGAAGAAGGCGGTTATGGCCGCTGCTACGGTTGCAGCCGTCGCAAGGGTGCTGGCCCCCGCGCCGTGGACGCCGGTATCAAGTGTCTCGTGAGCGTCGAGATCAGTCTCTAGAAGTATCTGGAGCCACCCTGCTACCACGTTCCTTCTCCCGTTCTGCCCGCCAGCCCATCGGCGCGGCTGTCTGGCCCGGACCCTGTGCCTTTATTTTCCGCTGGAGTATGCCGAGTTGTAGCAGCTCCAAGACGTAGATGGCCGTCTCGACGGATGGTTGCTGTTCGTTGATGACCTCCACGAGCGCATTGTGAAGTGTCTGCGCCGCCTCGTTCCGCTGCCGCACATACTCCTCTTCGAGCAAGCCGCTGAGTGCCTTGCCCACGATGCTCATAAAGCCCTCCTTATGCCGTCGCTACCCAAACCCTCGGCCGGTCCAGCGTTGTATCGAAATACTCTTGGCCGATTGTCTCCGCAGCGGGGTCGGGTGCGTTAGCGGTCGTCTGATTCTCCAGCACAAAACTAACCGCGCTGGCACTGGCGAAGTCGAGATCGGCGACCAACGGACCTAACGCATGAACGTGGTCATCCCTGCTCGCCTCTGGCCCAACCCCTGCCGCCGCCGCCGTCCCGTCCGTTGCTGGCGGCGCATCATCCGAGAGTTCCGCTGCGTCGCCTTCAAGTAAGACCCGCTTCCATCCTGCTGCCATGATTGTTCCTCCTTATCCGTCTGTGTAGAGATACGCGTGATGATCGGTCGTCAGGTACACTGCATCTCCGTCGTCGCCTGTCGCCGGTAGGGTGCCGACGACCGTAAGGCCCTCGCTTGGCGTACCAGGTGGTCCTGGGGGTCCCTCCGGGCCGGGCGGGCCTACGCCGCCGCCGAGCATGACGCCGCCGCCGACATCCTTCCCTGCTGGCCCACGGTCGCCCTTCTCGCCTTTGGGGCCGACGACCGCATCGCCCCTCTCGCCCTTATCGCCCCTTTCGCCTTTGGGCCCAACGACGGTATCGCCCTCCTCGCCTTTATCGCCCGTTGGCCCGACGACGGTATCGCCTTTCTCACCCTTTTGGCCGCGCAATCCCCGAGGGCCGCGGATTGTTTCACCGTCGATTCCGTCGCGGCCATCCCTTCCTGGCGGGCCTTCGATGCTTTCTCCTGGATCGCCCTTGTCGCCCTTGTCGCCCTTCGGGCCAATAATGGTTTCGCCTGGAGGCCCAGGAGGCCCAACAATGGTATCGCCCTTGTCGCCCTTATCTCCTTTGTCTCCTTTGGGCCCGATAACGGTATCGCCAGCAGGCCCAGGGGGCCCGACGACGGTATCGCCCTTGTCGCCCTTATCTCCCTTGGGACCGATAACGGTATCGCCTGGCGCCCCCTGAATAGAACGGCCGTCTTTGCCATCAACGCCATCGCGCCCATCCTTGCCCGGCCGCCCGCGGAGTCCGCGGAGGCCGGCGCTAACCGCCTGTTCCCCCGCGTAGAGCATGGGGACGCCGTTTTCGTGGCGAACGTGGAGGCGCAAGCCGTCCAGTTCAATGAAACTCGGGCCGATATGGACGCCTGGCAGCCGCAATGAAGCGAAAAGCTGAAGCCCAGCTGGCCCGAGTTCGGCCAAGAGTTGCGTAGCGGCGGCGACCTTGACGGTGCGATCTTTGTGCGAATAGAGATGCGTCAGTTCGCCCATCGCCCACAGCGAGAAGGCGTCCTCGCCGTCGAAGAAGGAGATGGCATAGAGCGGTTCCGTACTCTGCGTCATGGACTCAGCTCTCCGAGCGTCACCTGCGTCTCCGTAGCGCCGATCTTGCCGCGCACGCGGAGTTCATCGACGCCGCCTGTCGAGTAGAAGTAGATGATGGCGTAGCCGTCGATGTAATCGGGGTCAGTCGCCGTCGCGGGCAGTTTCAGCGTCGTGGGTGCCAACGTCCCGCCACCGCCACCAGTGCCGCCGTGAATGTGAATCGGCAAGACGCCTTTCAGGAGCGCCGCCGAGAGACCGCCGCGCAGCAGCGGACCGACCATCGCCTTCAGGCTTGCGACCTCAGCCTCCAGGCGCCTGGCTAACTGGAAGATGTCTTCGTCGCTCATCTGGGTATTACCCGAATCTGTATACCGACGGCCGCGACGTGAAAATGCGTATCTGCGCCAATGGGCAAGAGGGTGTCAGAGAAGTCTATCCAGGTTGCATCAGTCGTGGCCGGACTCGCCTTGTCGACGAGCCAGTTGTTCGTGGTCAAGCCTACCGTTTCATTCAGCACATAGAGCGCGTCGTCTGTCTGGTCATAGGCCAGACCGCCCTTGCCGAAATAGGTGGCAGCCTGCTGCGTAACCTCATTCGTAAACTCCGTCCATGTCGCGCCGCTATCCCCCGACCTCCATGCCTCCGTTACGAGGTCCAGCCCGTTGCTACCGTCATAGTGAAGCGCATAAAGGATAGTGCCATGCTTTGTGCCGGACGGCCCCCAGCACCATTGATTGGCAACCGCCCCGAAATCCTTGACCTTCGTCCAGTTCTGGCCGTAATCATCCGAGACTGCAATCCCCACTGTTGCGGTGCCAGTGAGATAGAGGCCGCCCCAAACGAGCCGTCCGCTTGAGGTCATCAGTACATCGGTCGAGTAGGCATAGGTATTGTAGGCCAGGGTTGCCCCGAGGGTATTGGTGCCGAACGAGGTGCCACGATCAAGCGTATAATGAACCACCGGCGTCCGCGAAAGCGTACCGCCTAGGCCGATTGCCGCGATGATGTTCTGATTGAAGGGGTGGCAGACGATGCGAAACATTCGCAGGTAGTTCGGGTCCTCATCCGTCAGAGTATCCGCGAGAGTCCAAGAATCTCCCTCATCGTCGGAGTACCAGATTTTCGCCGTGCCGTGGTCGTTGCCCGTGATATCAAGCGTCAATCCCCACCATCGGCCCCCTGCATCCACGGCGAAATCCTGCCAGTAATCGTTACCGGCCTTTGGCTGTGTGAATGCCCCCCAGTTCTCGCCGGCGTCGTGCGTCCACTGAATCTTGTTGTTGACGGCATCGTTGTAATCGTAGCTGCCGTGGAAGCCCATGATCAGCCAATGAGTCGATGTCAGGGGACGCGGGAGCATACAGGTTGCCCCGGCGAACTCGTCAGCGAAGGTATAACTACTCCAACTGCCAACGCCTGTTCGCCATGCTGCAAACCTGCCGCCCGTCATGCTCCCAGCGATGAGGACGTGGCCCTCATTCGTACCGAAATTCGGCGCCCCGACCGCCACCTGCTTGCCCAGCGCATCCGCCGGCCACGCGGGGAAGCCCGTCGCCGGACGCATGGCGAGGATCGTCACGAGCCCGTCTGTGCTCTTGTAGATGCCCTCGCTCGCATCGTCCGCGTCCTCGCCCGCGACGAGATGCACCTGCTCACTCCCCTCCAGCCACGCGCCGAGCCAGATCGCATGGTTTGGCGTCACCCCGGCGGGCATGGCCTCCGCCGTCTTGGTCCACGCGACGCCATCTGCGGTATGCCAGGTGTTGCGGTCTCCGAAGGCAGCGTGATAGACGCCGTACTGCCTGTCGCCGATGACGTAGCGGCCATCGACCAGATCGGCGTCTAGCCCCGTGCCGCGCTTCCAGCCCGTGCCGTCGCCGTTGATGTCGTCGACGTAGAACAGGTTGACGCCGCCGCCCGCCTGCTCACCCTTGAAGATGATGGCCGTGCCGGTCCAGAAGGAGGCAGCCCAGGCGATCGTGAGGGCCGACGTCGATGCCGCGAGGTCGGCCAGCAGTTCGCCGCCGATGGTGGGGCTCGACCAGTTGTTGTTCAGGGCGACGTCGCGCTGGATGAGCGTGCCGGGATAATCGCCCCTTCCGCCGAAGACCCAGACGCCGCCGCCGTAGGGCGTGCCGATGTTGTTGATGGCGTAGGTATTGCCGAAGTCGTGATAGAGTCCGAAGGTCAGCCCGTCATCCTGTGACAGATAGAGCCGCCCCGTTGACGTGGCTGCCCAGACGAAGATCGGCCAGTTGATATCCCAGGCGATGCAGGTAATGACGCCATCCGCCGGCGCTGCCGCCTTGACTGCGGCTGGCGCGGTCGCGCAGAAGTCTGCGGTTCGCCTGATAGACCCGTCGTCGTAGCCGAAGACGGCGATCCCCGACTGCACCGCATCAACGGGCTTTGCCGCCACGCTGACGCACGTCGCGCTCGCCTGGTCGTTCCACGTCTGCCCGCCGTCCGGGGTAGCAGAAGCGTTGTTATTCAGCGCAGCGAAGACCGGCATGATGCTCACGCCCGTCTCTTCCGCGCCGTAGGGCACGGAGAGCGTCAGGGTGCCCGTCAGTCCGTCCGCATCGGTGACGGTAAGGGTAATGTCCCAGGAGGTCGACAGAGAGGATGCCAGCGCCCGCACGGTGCCCGTGGGCGTCGTGATGGTGGCGATCTCCGGCGTTGATGTCTGGTTGTCGCTCCAGGCGTAGGTGATGGTCGTCCCGTCGGGGTCGAAGCTGGCCGAGCCGTCGAAGCTGACGACGACCCAGACGCCCGCGCCCATGACCTCGCGCTCGACCGTGAAGGTGAAGGCCGCGATCGGGTTGATGTTGACCGTCCCGCCGAGTTCGTCACCGCCGCGCAGCATGAGTTCTGTCTTGGCGCCGCGCTTGTCGATGGTGTGGCGCAGTCCAGCAACCCAAAAGCGCCCATCCAGGTCCAGGTCGGGGATGACGAACTCCAGCGTCTGCCAGACTTCCAGTAGGGGGTTCATTGGCACCGTGACGGGCGTGTACTGAGGCACGCGGGCGTAGGCTGTCGCCAGCCGTCCCGCGACCTCTGCCGCCTTCGCATCGGTGTCGAGGAGATGATTGCTGACTTCGGCGTCGATGAAGGTGCCCGAAGGCAAGGGCGGCTGCGCCAGCGGCGAGTCCGTGACGGTTGCGGTGGCAGTGATGGTGCGCGATGTCTCGTCGGGTGCCGCGCCCTCAGTCACGACCGCCCCCGTCACGATGACGCGGTTCCGGAAGTACTGCGGATCTTCGCGCGTCTCGCCGGCAGTGATGCCCAGCGCGGTTGTCGTGCCATAGGACATGAAGGCGGTCGAGGATGGCAAGCCTTCGACCTGGCGGATGATGATGCGCCCGTTGCGGTCCTCCATCCTCATGCAGCCGTCGATGCCCATTAGCAATTCGAGTTGCGCCGAAGCTGTCATGCGGTCGAGTACGGGGTTCGATGCCGCGCCGAGCGTGAAGGCCGGCGCGACGACGCTGTAGTGGTCGACGCCGACGTAATCAAGGATGGCCTCAATCGTAGCGTCAACCGTAGCCCCATCCACGTTGCGCTCCGGTATCTCGATGCCGCGTTCGATCTTGAAGGACTCGCCCATGCAGTTGATCGTGCCGGCGCCTACGCCGCGGCTGCGATCCTGCACCGTGCCGGTGAAGACGCGCTGATAGAATCCGTCATAGCCGAGGTCAACCGTGACGACCTGGCCCCGCTTTATCCACGTCGGTATGCGGTTGACGTCGATGCTGCATACGGGGACGGGGTTCATCTTGTCCACGACGAGCCGGGAGATGCCCGGCACGCCGGTTGGCGACGTCGGGTTGGCGGGCAGGATAAGAACCCCGTTGATGCGAACGAAATAGTGCAGTTCGCGCGTCGTCAACAAGACCTGGTCCATGAGCGTCATGTCAGCGCCTCATCAGGGTGAACTCGCAGAGAAACTTGCCGTCTTCAATCGGCTCCATGTACTCGATCTTCAGTTCGGTCATCACGACGTTGACGCCCGTCGCGTCCTGCGGCGTCTTCATCACTACCGGCACGCGCCCGTTATAGACGGCCAGCAGCTTGTCCTTTGTCGCTTCGGATGCACGCGACACGAATGTCCACGGCTGGCTCTTCAGGCCGAGGAAGGTCAGCACCGTCGCCCCGGTCGCTGTGCTGCCGACGATGTCCTGCTCCGACCAGTTCTGTTCCTGGTGGTACACGATGGGGCCACGCGCCGGCACGTCCGACCGCGGGAAGGTGTAGCCGTCAAGGACGAACGTGTAAGCAGTTGCCATTAGGTAGCCCCTTGACAAATGGTGTACAATGTAATTCCCGCCGGGAAGGAGGGCGCGATGAGTCGACACATACTTGCCCTCGCAGGCCTTTCGGTTGGCCTCTGGGCCTTAGTCCTGATTGACTCGCCAGAGCGCTTCTTTAGCGGCATCGCCTACCTCAACCTCGGAGTGCTAAGTCTGGTTGCTACGCTTCTCGCCGTAATCATGCCGGGATAAACGCCCCCGCTGAGACTGACGAACCGCCGAAGCCTGCCCGCCGTAGAGCCTCATTGAAGGCTCGTGTGAACTTTTCCACGCCTTCATCGGTTGTGCCATTGACGGTCATGTGCATCTGGACAGTGTTGTAACTATTCAGGATTTGGCTACGATTCGCCGACAGCGCTGGTATGATTTCCTCGCGGCCGTGGACAACTGCCAACTGCGGTTTGCCGAGTGGCCCCGGAACGATGCCGCCCTTGTCATAGATCCCTATCCCCGGGATACTGCGCGTCGTACTCGGGACGCCGGTAGGGGTTCGCGCAGGCGGGTTCCACGGCAGCGACTGAAGTTTCTGCGACTGCTCATCGACATGCCGTGCGATCTCAGCGAAGGTCGCCGTCGAATCCCGTAGGGCTTGTTCCCACGCATCGGCCATCTTGTGCGCTGCGTTGGCCGCAATATCGGCACCGCTAATCAACTTGTCTATGTCGCCCCGAATCGGGGCGGTCGTCATCTGGTTGAGCGTGACCATACTTGCGATGCCACTATCTGCCATCGTCGCGAAGGCTTGCGGAACCTTGTCCCCTGCCCTCCGTAGGTCGTCAAGTTCCTGCACCGCGTCCTGGGCGTCAAAGATACCGAGTTGCTTGTTAACCTCCGCAAGTTCCTCTTCGATGTCGTCTAGTTCGTCGGGGATGCCGACGGCGGCCTTGACAAGCTCATTCATCGCGCCCGTTGCTTCGTCAAATAGCGGTCCTGTACCCGGAATGATGAAGCCGAGGAGTTTTCCTACGGGTGCCGCAGTTATCGAAAAGAGGAAGTCCTGCACCGCAAGTTCGGCCAACCCGACCTGCTTCCTAAACTCTAGGAAGCCTTTGCGCCACTTCAACATCGGTTCGGGCATCTCATCGACCCTCTGGTTGAACAGGCCGAGATAGAGACTAAGAGCACCGAGGCCAACCAGGGCGAGTGCGACGGGACTTGTAGCTACGCCCACGTTAAGAACAGCAAGCATCGCTGTAATGCCCACCGCGACCTCAATGCCGTGGTTCTTGACCCATGCCCCAAATCCCTCCGCAGCCCCTACGATTTCCTTAAAGCCGCTGGCTATCGTGGCAAGGGCAGGTCCGGGGTATTCAAGCGAGGCCTGGAGTTTCGGTCCTACCCAGTCGCCGAACTCCTGGAGGGCGGGGACTGCCTCTGTTTGAATCCAGCGTCCGAGTTCCCTAAATTGCGGCGAAAGTTCGTCCCGGAGTTTGCCGGCCAACCGCTCTATATCCGGCTGCCTCAGTACCAGCCAATCGGCGACCTTCTTCAATACGGGCAGGAGCTTGTTGCCCAACTCGATACGCAACACGTTGAAGGACGCCTTCAATTGCATCATCTTGAAGCTGAAGGTGTCGCTCGCCTCGGCAAAGGCTTCGTCCGTAATGCCGACCTCCGTCTGAATGTCATGGAGAACCTGCTGATAGGTCTCCGCCTGCGAGCCGGCGGTCGCCAGGACGCCCGTCAGAGCTCGCACGTTCGGGATCAAATCCGCCAGCGCCTCGTCGTTGCCCTCGAAGGCATCCATGATGTCGATGAGAACGGCGGAAAGGCCGCGCGTCTTGACCTGCTGACGTAGTTTCTCGGCACTCAGGCCGACTGTCCCCAACGCCTTGCGCGCCTTATCCGACGCCTCTGATAGTTCGCCCTCACTCATTCCGAGGTCCTCAAGTGTTTCCTTCGCCTGAGTGCCGGGCTTGATCAGGGCGACCAGGATGCCACGCAATGCCGTCGATGAGCTCTCCGCATCGAGCCCGACGCGCGTCATGGTGGCGATGGAGGCGCCTACCTCCTCGAAACTGACGCCGAGCTGGGCTGCGAGCGGCACGACCTTCCCTAGCGATTTGGCCAGGTCCTCCGGCGGCATCTTGCCCGCCTTGACTGTGCTGATGAGGATGTCGGTAACGCGGCTCGCCTGGTCCGCGGACATCTGATAGGCGTTCATCACAGAAGACAGGGCGTCGACGACGACCTTCGTCTCGCCCAAGCCGGAGGCTGCCGCCTTCGCGGATGCCTCCACGACCGAGAGGGCCTTGCTTGTGTCGCCCATGGCCGACGCGGCGAAGTAGAAGGCGTCGGCGAGTTCCTGCGGCCCCTTCGCGACTGCCGGGGCCATCTTGAGCAGCTTGTCGCTGATGCCCGCGATCTCATCTTTCGTAACGGTTGTCAGGGCGACGGTCTCGGACAGCCTCTTCTCGAAGTCGGCCGCGCCCTTGACCGCAGCCACGCCGAAGGCGGCGCCGGCGGCAACTCCGAGCATGCCCAGATGCTTGGCGGCATTGAGTGCAGTCGCACCAAGGCGCTGGAAGCGATTGCCGAGATTGTCCACACTCCCGCGCAACGCCCTCAATTTCGCCGACGCCTTGTCCTGGGCGCTGATGATCAGTTTGACTTCGTTACTTGTGCCTGCCACGTCTTATCGCTTCCTGTTCTCGCTTCGTCTGTCGTCTCGCTACTTCAAAGGCGAGCATTAGTTCCCACATCGACGCCCCGACCTCTGACGGCAGGCGGTGTAGCTTCTCAACGCAATAGAGGATCAGCCCCTCTAAGTCTTCGTGCTCGCTAAAAAACGCTCGGCACTCTTCCCGATCAATCCGCTGATCTGCATGATGGCGTTCGCCAGGTCGTTGATGGTCCCGACGTCCGCTCCGCCAAGCGCTTCCAGGTCTTCAGGGGACAGGGCCGGCTCGACCACACCGAGAAGGCATATCCTTTTCAGGGCATCCGCGGTGTTCATGTCACCCAAATCACCCTGCACGGCCGCAAAGCGGTCAACGCTAATGCTCTCGATGAGGACCGTGCCGACCCCATCCAATTCATACTCCTGCCGACGCGTTCTCAGCGCCTCGAGGAGTTGGTCTCTCGTCAGTCTCGGCTTGCTACTGCGAGCGCCGCCCGCCTTTGTTGCCATTGCAGTTCTCCCCCTTTGATAATGATTGCCCGGTGGCTCTTGCCATCGGCCACGTAATCCGTCCAGATGGTTCCCGGTGCCTCTAGGTAACGACCGCCGAGTTCCAGTTTTACCCGCACCTTGCGGTGCCCATTCGTCACGATCAGCGGGTCGAGCTTGTAACGTTCTGCCCGCAACTCCCAGTCCGCCCGCCAGCCCTCGAACGTCCACTCGTAGACCAGTCCGGCCTTGCAGCCACGGGTCCAGAGTTCCGCCACGGGCCCGCGCAGGCGTACACCACCGACCTCGCGCAAGGACTTGACCGTCATTTCCGCGCCGTTGCGAAGACCCCGATCGGGCCCTCGCCCTCCGTCTCTATCGTTACGTCCACGAACCCCGCCTGCTCTAAGGCATAGCGGAAGCCCGCCGGCGTCACCCGCCAGTAATCAGGTTCGCAGTGAACCGCGAACTTGAAGACCCACGAGCCGATGAACAAGCCACCGGGCAAAAGGCAGTTGTACATCCGCGCCAGCGCCTTGAAGGCATCGGTGATGTGTTCCAGCGTCTCCAGACAGACGACGGTTCGGAACCCGTCGTAAAGACTGCGAACAGACTCCGTAATGTCGGCTACCATGTCGACGCCATCCCCTCCCTGCATGTCCAGTCCGATATAGCCATCAGCCGGAAACAGGTCGCGGCAGGTCCCGTTCACGTTACGGGCGCCCACCTCCAGGACTGGACCTTGCGGTTCCAGTTCCCGGACTATGCGCTCAACCCACTGCCTGACTTCGGTCCTCATCAGGTCCCTATGCGTGCTTGAAGGTCACGACTCCGCTCGGCCGGATGGACCAGTTCAGGTTCGAGAAGTCATCGTAGGGATACGACGCATCATCGACCGAGACATAGCCGAGTCCGTAGAAGTATTGCGTGTTGATGCTGGAGTTGGGGTAGATGTAGAAGTACCCCTGAACCTTGGCAATCGCGTCGTCGATGACGATGTACGCGGCGTCGTCATAGAGGCCGGTAATCGTCGCGTTGAAGCGACTGAAGGTCGGCTGCTCGCTGCGGTTGATGTCGCCGTGAACGGTGTCGTCAACCCAGTCCGCGCCCATGTCGATTGCGATGTTGCGGGTCTCGGCAATCCGGCTCGGGCTGACTGTAGAGCCCCAGTAGACCGCCGCGTCCCTTCCTAACAGTGTAGCCATTGATTATCTCCTCTATGCTACATATTCCAGAAGTTGCGCCATTCGCCGCTCGACCGTATAGGGCTTGACCGCTTCCAGTTGCCGCCCCGCAAGCGCTTTGCGCTCATCTGGATTGTCTAGATAATGTCTGACCAGCCGTTCGAGTTCGGCCGGCGAGTTGTAGACGGGCACCGTCCCATCGAATATCTGATGCAATTCCTCGCGTTCGTCCGAGAGCTGGAAGAGGCCACAGGCCGCGAGTTCGTAGGTGCGCGGCCCCACCGAGTAGGCTTCGCCCTGGTCGATGTAGTCCTCGGCCTCGTATGTCCGCTCGGCGCGGTGCATCGAGATCCCGATGCTGGCGCCGCGGTAGATGCGCGCCGTCGTCTGATTGTCGATGAGCCGCGGACGGACACAGGAGGACAGAGACCAGTCCTCTTCGTCCTCAAGTCCAGCCCACATGGCCCCGTAAAGTCGCAGGTCAATCCCTTCCCAGTTGGCTTCTTCGAGGAACCGCCGGCGCGTCTTGAAGCCGGTGCCTACCATGATGACGTGATTGTGGCCAGGGGCCGGGCCGCGTCCGGGGTGATGTACGGCGGGGTTGTAGGAGTGGCCCAAATACGCCGTGTGTTCGTTGAATGACTGGAAACGGCTGAGACTGTTGCGGTCGTTCACAAAACAGGCATCGAAGTGGGCAGCCTGACCCCTGGCCCAGAGTTCGTCTTCGTAGGGGCATTCGGTGAAGTAGGCATAGACCTTGAAGCCGTCTTTGCGGATGAGGTCGACAATAGACATCGGGAAGTACATCGGACTGACAATGTAGATGGCATCGACCTCGTGATAATGGGCGGCGCCGAAGACCGGCTCGGCGGCGAGGATGTTCGGCCTCAACTCACGCGGCACGATGCCGTGCTTCTCTTCCATCCATTGCGCCCATGCGACGTAGAGGTTGAAGCGGCGCAGCAGGTCATAACTCACCACGTTCTTCTCGCCCAGACAGGCCCGCAGGCCCGCGAGGTGCCCGGTGTAGACATCGCGGGTCGAGAAGGAGTGCGGTGAAGCCACGACTAGGACGCGCATTTCGCCATCCTCACGTTGATGATGCTGTTCATGCCGCCACGCTGGCGCAGGACATAGGCCCAGCGCTCGATGCCGTACATGCGCCGGTGCTCGTCATGCCCTGAGCCGTCAACGAAATAGTCAAAGGTTCGCGGGACGTAGAAGCTGACGTGCGTCGGGTCCGCCATCGCGTCATCCGACGGGAAGATCGGTATCTCGATTTCCAGCTCGCCGCCCTCAGCCGTCACCCGATGGCATTCATTCATCGTCTGTACCAGGAACTCGCGCGGGATGTGCTCCAGGACATGCAGCATCCGCGCGCCGCTAAACGCGCCATCCTTGAAGGGCAGCCAGCGGGCGTCGCAGAGAACGTCGGGCTTACCTAGGATGTCAGTCGCGAGGTAGCCTTCGTCTCGCTTGTCTCCGCAGCCGATGTCGAGCCGCATTTCCGGCATATCTCGTACCCATGCGCTTTCGCTTCTTCCAGGTCCTTGAGTGGTATAAGGTGATCCTTGTCGGTCCAGCAGTAGCCGTCAGTCCGGTGGGCCAGACGGCCCTTGACCACGGCACCGTATCCCTGAGCAATGAGTTCATCGCGCTTGTCCATGTGCTACCTTCTTTCAGCGAACACGGTGATGTGTCCGCCGCGTTCCCATTTGCGCTTGCCAACTTTGACATCGACGCCGACATGCCCATTGAGCCAGCGGCAAATAGCCCACACCGCCAATCGATGCGGTCGAATATGTCGGAGGAGGGGTCGGACTACCGCAATCCGCCAGAGACCCGTCGTTCTGGCCTGAACCGAAACTGTCATCCCTTCACTTGGCATACCGCCCTCCTATTCCCTCTGTGATAGAGGCAGAACCATATCGGCTACCCGGAAGGGCCGGTTGCCGATGGTCGCGTAGTCGAAGGTCTCCGTGATATCGCCGAGGATGACCCAGCCCGTCGTGCTGAGACTCAGGTCGCTTTTGAATGCTGCCTCAGCGTCATAGACCATTTTGTCCAGTGCAAGTTCGGCGTCCTCGCGTGGCTCATCTGTCACTTCCATATAGATGCGGACGGTCACATCGCGTCGCCGCTGAAACGACGTCGCCGTTAACTGGCTGGCGCTGCCGCTTGTCAGGAAAACCGCCGCGGCGGGCGTCGAGGGCGGCCCGTCGGGTTCGCCGATTGTGACGGCATTAAACCAGCCCATGCCGCCTAGGTAAGACTGGATAAGCCTGAGAGCATCAGCGATGTAAGCCATCAGAGTTGCCCCGTAATCCGCTTCGCCGCTTTACGCAGGACGCGCGGTGCCATCGCTTTCGCAATCGCTATGTTTGAGCCCATCCACGCCTTGCCGCTGGTGCGCGGCTGGATTAGCGTCGATCTCACCTCATTGCGCATTGGCCGCTCGCTCAGGCTGAGAATGTTCTTGCGACGCCCAAGCCGGCGGCGGCTCTTGCGCATCCAGCGGTCGGTTATCTTCTTGATGCCTTCCTGGTACATCGCGTCCCGCACATTCGCCGTGATCCGCTTCGAGAAGAGCGGGCCCTTGACGTTGACGCTGACCTGTATGGGCGCCGCCATCAGACGCCGACCTTCCCATATTTCGCCTTCAGCGCCTTCTCCATCGCCCACAGATTGAAGCCCTTCGTCTCAACGGCGCCGCCCTCGCTTCCGCCGATGACGCCAGTCCAGCCGGACTTGCCCGCCTCGTGGTGGAAGATGGCGCGAGCTCGGCAGTATTCCTCAATGTCCGCCGGCGGCGCGTACTTCACGATTGCGGCCAGGTCGTCGTGGGCGGCGGCGGTCGTGCCGTTTACCGCTCGCACGACCGTCAGCGTGCGCGGCGCGTAGACATCACTGGGGTTGGCATGGGTCGCCAGCACAGAGCCGTCATAGGCGCGCTCGACGGCCAGGGTGTCGGTGCTAATCGACTCGACAAGCATCCGCTCCGAGTCGATGGTAATGACTTCGCCGGCCTTGAGGAGCGCGCCGTGGCCTGCCGCGAGCGTGATAGTTGTGCCGGCTTTGTCCTTGAGCATGGCCGCACCCGTGTTCGCCGTCGTGTCCTTCAGTGTCTTGCCCGAGACGAACATGGCCTCAGTGCCGATGAGGATGGTGTGGCCGACATCGATAAGCGAGCTGTCGCTGACGTCCAGCGCCGTCTCGGTACCGTCATCGGCTTCCGCCAGAGCGCCTGCAGTAACGGTGTCCTCGCAGTAGGCAAAGCGCCCCAGCACGGAGATCGAGTGCTGCGGTGTATCGCCCGACTCGAAGACGGCCGACGACGATAGGTCTATCTCGATACGGTTGTAGGGCGGATCGTTGACGGGTTCGAGGAAGTAGTCGGTAGGGTCGATGGTCGTCGGCGTCGTGTCCTGCGCCTTCGTTTTCAGCGTAGTGAGGTAGAGCAGGTCATCGTCGGGCAGTTTCAGCGTATAGCCGCCGAGGCCGTTCCGCGACGGCCAGCGGTAGAGTTTCGTCGCCGTCTCCGGGATAAACCGGCGCCCGCTAAGTATGTTCTCGGTGTGCTGAGTCGCAGCCTGGACATTCCGTAGGATACGTGGATCGAGGTCAGGACCGGCGAGCCCCACATCGGACTTGACCGCTGCAACCGTCGTGTAGCACCGTGTTGCGGTGTTTCCCATGCGTCTCCCTCGCTCATTTCATTCGTTCTAAGCGAATCGTCCCCGTTAAGCGCTCAGTCAAAGGCTCAGCGGGAGAAGCGGCGTTCAGAACCAGCCGGCCGGCATCGTCCCTGACATAGCACCACGCGGTTCCTTCTTCGTCATCTGCGGCATAGCAGCGGTTGCTGATATCCTGTCCATCAAGGAAACAGTGATAGCGCTGAGCATCCGGCGTCTCGCCAATTACAACTCGCATCAGAACATTCCTCTCTATCCATTCGGCCTGCCTACTATCTGCCAGCCGCAGAAGCGGCAATGTAGTACGCCCTTCCCCGCGTGATATTCCAGCGGTTCGCCGTCCTTCGGACATGCCACAAGCGGCTCCGTCTGTTGGCGCAGGGCCTCTTCTCGGGCTTCCTGCGCTATTGATAAGAGTTGCGCCCAGGACATCACGCCAGCCCTATCATCGGCACCATGATCTTGTAGAGTTCCGCGACCTCAGCCGCCGTTAGCTCCTTGCCGGTGATAAAGGGCGGTGCGATACGACCGTGGAACTCGAACGTCGGCACCGCCGTGACACCCGAACAGCCAACAGTCAATGGCGTTGCGCCCGGGACCATGTCGGCGAACGCACCCGTCTCCGCCGTACTACCGTCATTGACCGCTACGCCGTTGACGTAGAGATAGACTTTTGGCGTGGCGGCCGTCCCGTCGTATGTCGCACAGACAAACTGCATGGCTCCCTTGATGATGTCGGTAGCGGCGCTGACGGCTATCTCACTCGCATTCGCGGTGTCGTCGTACATCTCGAAGTCGAGCTTGCTGGCAGCGTCGAGCCAGAGACGATATTCGCGATCGGTCCCCGCCACGTCGTATTTAGCGACGATGCAGTTGTTGGTGACGGTAGTGGGCCGAATCCACGCGCCTAGACTCATACCTCCAGTGCCTGCGAAGCTGTAATCCGCATGATCGATACCGGCAAGGTGACAGTCGCCGGTGGGATTGAAGTGGTAACTATACAATCCGCACGGCAATCTCAGCGGTGCGAAGTCGTGCTCCAGGTCCTCAGCAGCACCAGCATTTGAGGGCGTCAGGTCGCCGACGCCGATGCCCGTAACGAGTTGCCCCGTCGGTTCCCAGAAGGGAAAGAGTTGCGGCGTAGTCGTCCCGAGGATCGCCAGGATATCGTTGAGCCTGCCTTCAAGGCCGCGATTGTAGACGGTCATGGCTCAGCCTCCTATCGTGTAGACGGTCACGGTCGTGGTAGCCGTCACGAGTATCAACAGGATCGCGGACTCGTTGATTTCCAGAACCTGGCCGACATCCCCAAGCGTCACGGTCGCACCGCCATCGGCTGCCAGGGTGTCCGTCTGATCGCCGTCGTTGATCAGGTAACACTCAACCGCGTCCCCTACGCCGATACCGGGAAACGCGGCAATGATGTTTGCCGCCGTATCAAACGTTAGTGTTCCGCCGGCCGTGTTGGACGTGTGGACGATGATCCCGCCGGCGAGGGCGGCTGCCGCTAATGTAGCGTCTTGGTCGTCGTAATTCGTAACGACCAGATACTCATGCAGCCGCAACGTGCCAATGGTTACGATGGGCGTGCCCGCAGACCTGTTCCTGAAACGCAGCACGCCGCTTTCCCAGATGCTCTTGATCAAGCTGAAAGCCATGTGTCACGCTCCTATGTGGTAGCAAACGAAGGTTTCGGAGGCCGTCTTCAGGAAGACGAGCAGCGCCGATTCGTTGGTGGCGACCGTCTGACCCGCATCACCGATGGTAATGCCCGCTGCGGCCGTTACCGTTATCTCTTGGTTGCCACGGTTGATGTAGTAGCACTTAATCGTCTCGCCTATAGCCAGGCCGGGCACCGCCGCATCGAGCAGTGCGCCCGTCGGCACGGTAAGCGTACTCGCGCCGGTCTTGGAGTTGTGGGTGATGATCCCGCCCAACACTTGAGCCGCTGTCGGTGCGGCGGCTTGTGCATCGATGTCGGTAACTACTAGGTACTCGTGGAGTCGGAGCGTCCCGAATGTGACGATGGGAGTCAGGGTGCCCCTATTGCGAAAGCGGAGGACGCCGCTTTCCCAGATGCTCTTGATTAGAGCCATGCTCATTTCGTGCCTCCTCTTTTAAGCAGGTCGGTTCCTGCCGGCTTTGTTGCGTCGCGGCTTCGCGACCTCTGTTTCCTCTGCGACTGGCGAGCCGGAAACTATCGATACGTCTCCTAGCAATGGCTCAGTGTCTTCGTAGATGGTGCGCTCGCCACCGCTTGTTTCTGTCTCCGTCAGTGGCTCTGGTTCGGGCGGACGGGGCGCTGGATCGTCCTGTAGATAACCCAGCGCCGCCGTCAAGTGCTCGAATACTTCCGCCTGCGAACCAAAGCGGGTAACGAAGAAGGAGACGACTTTCTGAACTTCTGCTCGTGCCGCCGCTATGTTCGCCATCAATTCCCCCTATGCGTTAGCCGCGCCAGGGCGCAGCGGGTTCGGCATGTTGGCCGGCGTCCGCTGGACCTTCAGGTCGCGCAGAATGTAGAGGCAAGTCCCGAGCTTCGCATCGTCTCCCAGGTCGGCGTGGTTCACGCTGATGTGCGTGTAGCCGTCGCTGAGCTGGTCCGCATCGATTTCGATGACGTAGATATTCTGCTTCTCGGCCTCGCCTGCCACCGCCGTCATGATGGCCGCCACAGTCTGCGTGGTCTTGACCCACGCTTCATCGCCATCAAGTAGCGTCTCCGACTTGCGGTAGATCGTGTCCATGACGGTGAGGTCATCCGTCGTGCCGCCTGTGTAGGCGGTGTGCTGTTGCAGGGACGGTACCGGGTCATCGGTAGTGCCGGCCGCTGAAGCAATGTAGACGATGGTCACACCGCCGTAATTCTCCAGCGAGACGCGCTTGCCTGTCGCGCCCGCAGTGTCCATGCTGACCGGCGCCCAGCCACAGCTAAGATCAAACAGTCTTCCTAATGCTTCCATGTCTATTCATTGCCTCTCTCTCAGCGGGGGATTAATGCCGCCGAGTGAATGGCTCAGGGGCGGGGGTTTATTGCCGCCCCCAAGCTGGCCTAATTGTCTTAGCCCCTCTCGCCCAGTGTTACGAACGGGCTGAGGTAACTGGTGCTGTTGGCCGGCGTCAGGTAACTCATCAGCCAGCCGCGGCCATCTACGCGCTCGATGATGCGGTAGGTGGTCTGGTCCGTACCGAAGTGGTAGTGAGGCGAGGACTCTGCCCGCATCTGCATCCGGTCGCCGATCAGGTAGTAACCGAAGTCGATGAAGGAGATGTCCTTGCCGCTGCCGGCGCCGCCGACCGTCGGGACCTTCTCGGTCAGAATCAGCGGGCGGCCAAGAATGGTCGCCGGCGGACCCTGCGTGCCGTTGTTCAGCCAGATAGCCGAGCCGCCGGTACCTACCGATAGGCCCATCGTCGCGATCTGCGGGAAGCAGTTGATGTTCGCTACCCACACCGCGCGTCCGAGGGAACCCGGCAGCATCTGGGAGTACATCTTGACCAGGTTCTCCCAGACGATCGTGTCGGCGACCTGGTTCGTCTCCTTGGTGATGGTCACAAGGGCCGGACTGTTCAGTACGCCGAGCGGCTGGCCGACGCCGTTGCCGGTCAGGAAGCCGACGTCCTCGTACCAGGCAATCGCTTCCGGCATCAACTGTTCGATCAGCGCCGCAAAGGAGACGATGGAGTCTTGCAGCAACTCGTTCGGCACGTCGCAGCTCGTCGCGAGTTTCGCGGCCTGGAGCACGACGCGGCCGAACTTGGCCTCAGACTCGCCGAGCGTCCCGCTCTCCTCTATCCAGGTGCCGGTGATGCCACCGAAGACGCTCGAGGCATGAGATGTCGAGTCGATGGCCGGGAACGGAACCCGCGCCGAGTCCATCGGGATAACGCGAGCTCGCGGCCTCACAACCGCCGTCTCCAGGGCGAGCCGTAGCAATTCGGCGCGTAGCCGCTCGGGGACAAGGAAGCCGCCGGCGGCCGGGTCGATGCTGGAATAGTCGTTGCGTATCTTCCGCCAGCGGTCCTGGCCGCCCAGGTTGCCATGGTAGATCGAGTGGAAGAAGTCGGCGGTGCTCTCGAATTCATTGTCGAGGGCGGCGCCGAGAGCGTGCTTGTTGTAGGCGGCGCCGTGTGCCTTCGCGTCGGCACCGACAACCATCTCCGGGCGCTTGACGCCGTATTCGCCCAACTTGACCGTCAGGGCGTCAGTAACGACCTTATCGATGGCTTCTTTCGCGGCCCCCTGGCCGGTGAAGCTGGCCGTTACGGCCTCGGCGACGATCTCGGCCATCTGGCCGCGGGTATCCTCGGACTTTGCGAGCGCCCGCCCGTAAGCCTTGAGGACCTCGCCATACTGGCCGCTTTTCTGGAGATCTTCGATCGTCTTCGGATCGGACAGCATCTCCTGTAGTTCTTCGGGATTCTGTGGTATTACGAGTTTCATCCTGTCTTCTCCTCGTTGGTATGCTTGACCACCTCTTCAACGCCTTCTCGGAGGGCCGACAGCGAAGAGGCGGCGGTGCGTGCTATTTCTCCTGGATTTCTGACGACCTCTCGAACGCCCTCACGCAGCGCTTCCGCAATGGGCGAGGGTTCCGGTTCCGGTGGTTCTGTCTCTACTTCCACTGGAACGGGGGCAGGGGCGGCCTGTGGCACCCACTCCGGCACATTCTTGAAGCGTGCCAGGTTGAAGATGCCGGCGCGGTTCTCGGTCTTGCCGCCTACTACGCCATCCGCCAGGCCGATGTCGACGGCCTCCTGCGCCCGATACCAGGACTCCAGGCGCATTCGGGCCCGCCAGAGCGGTTCGTCGCCGCCGGCGCGGGCGGCATAGAAGGCCGCGATGGTGTCGCCCATCTTGTTCAGCACCTCGGCCATCTTGTCCATGTCCGAGGCGTCGCCCATGACCATGCCGGCGGGTTCGTGAATCATCATGGTCGAACCCATCCCCATCAGGACGGTGTCGGCAGCCTGGGTGATGAAGGAGGCGCTGGAAAGCGCCACGCCATCAACGACCACATGGACGGCGGCAGGGTGGTTCTTCAGGGCGTTGTAGATGGCGACGCCGTCGAAGACATCGCCACCGGGGGAGTTCACGCGGACATTGATTGTCTTGGCCTTGACGGCCTGAAGCTGGTCGACGAAGTCCTTCGCCGATATGCCCCACGAACCGATCTCGTCGTAGAGCAGAACCTCGACGGTATCGCCAACCGCATCACGGATTTCGTACCAGGATCCCATGTCAGATTCACCTTTGGATTCTCGCCACTGCCTGTAACAAATGGCGGCACGTTGGTCCTTCTCTGGGTATTCCTCCGCCATCTCGCTCATGCAGCGACCGACGAACGCACCTCGGGTTTCGTCTTTTCTCGGCTTCGGTAGTGGCATAGGCTCAATCTCCGGGCAAAGAAAAAAGCGCCCTCAGGGGCGCTTGGCCCGCTAAGAGACGCTTCTGGCTGCGCTAGGCTGCGCGGAGCGTCGAACTAATTGCTAAGTTAATTATACGCTTGTTCTATGGCCTGTCAAGTGCATCCCTAATGCGGCCTGAACTTCATATTGCACTTGCCGCAGAATAACTCGGGGTTCCCCTCCACATCACGCGCCACCAAGCGCCCGCATTCGTGCCGCACCTCATCGGTGACGTTCTGCGCCGCTGGTAGCATCAATGTCGGCGGCGTGAACGTGGCCCGCAACGCCTCCACCACCGTCTCGCCCGATGGTAGTGCGGGAGGTAGGGGCAAGGGCTCTTCGCCGTTCAACGTCTTCACTGAAACGATCTGCATGTTCGCCGGCAGCACGACATAGCCGCCCGCGTCCGGGTCGCGCCCCAAGTACTCGCGGTATTCAGGCCAGGTCGCGCCGCCCGCCAGGAAGTTCTCCCGCTCGCGCTTTTGCATCTTGTCTACGTCTTCCTGGAGCGCGCGAATGTCGCTCAGGTCGAACGCGACTTCATCTATGCCGGCGAAATCCTTCACAATCGACAGGTTCAGTACGTCATCGAGGTCGGACAGGAGCGGCGTCATGGTCAGGTCCCAGAAGACCTGCCAGTCCTGCCGCTTGTTGGCGTAACTCGAGGACTCGTAACCGATGAGCAGGCCCAGTATCGACCCCGGGATGCCGAACGCCATCGCGATCCGCGCCTCCGAGACGGCGTCGAGTTCCTTCGGGAGCGCGTCGCGCAGGCCGCGGTTCAGGCCCATCTGATTGTATGTCGAGTCCGTATTGTCCAGCACCAGTGTCTCGTGCCAGTTGGCGGGCCCGGCCGTCCGGCTCTTCAACAGGCCGCGGATCTCATCCCGCTGGGCCTGGTTAAGTTCCTTGTTGACCGTCAGCACGCCGCCCATGCCGGCGCCGCCGCGCTCGAAGAACGTCTTGAGGAAGTTCTTCATGTAATCGTCGATGGCGACGCGTCCCGCAATCACCATCAGCGGCGGCATCCCATAGTACTCATCAAGTGGGTGCCGCGTCTTGAAGTGCATGATGTCGGCGGCGGGGTAGACGATCTTATCGCGCCCTACGTTGTACTCGTAACCCTCGATGTAGTTTGTCGCCGACGGTATGATGCGCACCCTATCGGGCCGGAGCCGCCAGAGTTCCGCGGTGTTCCCGAGCGGCCCGCGCGCTTTCAGGATGTAGGCGTTGCCGGCCAGTTTCAGGTCCATGACGATTGTGCCCCAGAGCTGGCCGCGGCTCATGAAGGGGTTGGGATTGTTCAGCAGGTGAACCAGGGGATGCTCGGGCACCTCCTTGATGAAGCCGTTCCGAATGAGGCGGCTTGGCACCTGGTAGTAGGGCACCCCGGCTGCCCAGAGGTTGCGGACCTCGCCGCGTATCTGCGGGCTGGAGCGCTGCCAACGCATACCCATGATGTGCGGCTCGCCCGCCGACGTCGCCAGCATCTCGATCGCCGCGAAGACGATCTCGTTCCGCATGTAGGCGCTGGAGTGACCGAGATAATTGCTGGCCAGCGGCGACAGGCTGCTGGTGAAGGAGGAGGGCGTCATGATGGGGGCGACGTTACGGGCTGCGAAGGGAACGGGGAGGGTCTTGGCGATGAGTCCCATGTTAGAGTCTCCTAATTTCTTCTCGTCCAGCGAGTTCCGCCTTGGCCAGTTGCTCCATATAGCAGCGCGCAACCGACCTGCACTCATCGTATGGGCGACCACAGAGATCGCATGTAGGTGCGGGTCGGCTGTAGGCTAGGCGTTCTGCAGGATTGCAGCCATAGGTTCGGCGAAACCAGCGCAGATTCTGGTAGGTACGCCACCAACGACGAAGGCGAGTAAGCATCTACAGCCTCCTTGTGGCCTCGAAGATGGAGAGGGCAAAGCCGAGGGCGCCGGCCGCCACGATGAGGACGATGATGGCAGCGACAAGCAGAACGAACCACTGCCCGAGTACCTTGCGGTCGTCGGCGTCAATCATCATCTCTATTATACGCCAAAGTGTCAACACGGGTAAGCGGATCATCGCGGAAACCCCGATGGATAGTCGTGGCGGGCCCAGCGACACCACAGCCAATGCCACGCCCACAGTAGATTAGTCAGCCAGGGCCAATGCATGTTCGTGCTATACGAACAATACTCGAACAGGCACCCCCGACTAGACGCTACGACACGTTCCTTTGTCACGTCTTCCTCCTATACCAGCATCATGCCGACTTTCGCCGACTCCGTACTCACGCCGGCCGCTATCGCCGCCGTGTATGCCTCCCAGGACAGACAGCCCGCCATCGCCGCATCGATCTTCAACGGCGAGTCGGGGCGCTCCTTCTGAATCGTCCACATGCGGTTGCCATCGTCATCGGTGAACTCCCGCATCTGCTTGTGCCCGTTCTGGATGCAGGCGGCAAAGCGAGCATCCCCGTCGTGCGTCAGGGCGCCCGTCTGGATCGCGTTGCGATAGGCCAGCAGGGAGCCCGCCATCTTGCGATAGATGGTCGTGGACCAGCTCACGACGACCTCAGCGCCGTAACGGCCCGCCCACCAACCTACCATGTCGCGCCAGTAGTACGGGTCGGCATTCAGGCGCCACACCTTCCATCGCTTGAACGCGAGGGTTATGGTCTCATCGACCTCAAGGAAATTGATCTCTGTGTCGCCGCCCTCGGTTTCGCGCGGTTCCCAGTAGCCCACAACCCACTGATGGCCGGTCCCGATCTCTGTCCCGATCAGCGCGGTATGGTCGCGCTTCGTCGAGCCGTCGAAGCCGAGCGTTATGAGAGCACCGTCGGGCACGACGTGGCCGGGTTTCGCCAGCGTCAGCCATTGCTCGTAGTCGAACGGCTTGTCCTCTTCGGCGACGATCTGGTTGAGGTAGAAGCGCCGCGCCATCGCGGACGATGTCCGCGGGTCGCGGATCTCGGCCAGCAGGCGCTCAGGACTGACCCACTCGGAATCACCCCGGGCGCCCAGCAGCCCCGCCATCACGGAGGCGTCGTCGTCAAGGTCTATGCCTTCCGGTGCTTCCAGCGAGTCATAGAGGAAATCGGATGATTCGCCGGTCTGCGCGATCTTCTGCGCCGTCTCGTAGTCCTTCTGCGCGTCCGAGTTCTCGCCCGGCGCGTGCGCGTTGGAAATCGCCAGTACGCGCGAGGAGCCGTCGCGGGACTTCGCCACGTTACGGGCGATCACCTTGCTCATCTCGTGCCCTTCGTTCGAGCCGATCCACTGATGGGTCTCGTCCTTCACAACAAAGGTCGCGCGACCGCCTTCCAGCGCACGCGGCGAGCTCGTCACGGCCTCGATGCGCTGGCGCCCGCCGCCCGCGTAGATGATCTCCTTGCCAATGTCCATGCCGTATTCGTTGATCGCCTTCCGGGACAGCATGGCGGGGAAGATCGTCATGAGGTTGCGCGTTTGGTCACGGCTGACGGCGGCGGCCTGAATCCAGGCGGCATAATGGGGGTGGCCGACCGGCTTCCCGTCTTCCCAGTGATCGAAGCGGCAGGGTCCGACGAACTCAACGGCAGAGATGGCGGCGGCGAGCGGGTCCTTGCCCCAGCCCTTCATGCGGCGCAGCATCCCGGAGCGATAGATAAAGCCCCCCTGCTCGTTGATACCGTACCACCACAGAAGGAATCTGCTTTGTTCGGGCGTGAAGTGCCACGGTTCGCCGGCCTTCGGTCCGTCTGGCTGCAGCAGGTATTCCGCCGTCCAGCCGAGTATGTCCCAGCCGAGGGTGTGCTTCGGCAGGATGAAGCGCCCGCGCTTGTCGCGCCGCCAGGTCGGGCCGAAGATGACGGGGGCGCTTGTTACTTCAGTCACCATCGATCCATTCAAACCATGCCCACCAGAGGTCACGTTCATCCCCCCAGTACAGTTCAAGGGCTCGGGCGGTCATCTCGATTACTGAGTCCAAGGCAGCATGTGCGACGCAGGAATCGCCGCCTAGATGCCAGTGAGTCATCCTGCGGCCCCCCTTCCAGGGCTTGATGAAGTTGGAGGCATCTGCGTCGTCCGGCAAGAAGTGATAGTACACATCCCAATGGCGAATGCCGTTCTCGAATTCCACCTCCAGTAGCAGCTCGAAGTTCCCCTGGTCCGGCCGGCGATAGAACCGCATGTCCCTCACCCTGGCCGGAGCGCCAAACACGTCGCGGACTTGTGTGCCTAACTGAATCTGCCATTCCCCTTCGTCGTAGCCCCTCATCGGCGCTCGCTCAGGCGCCCTCAATGGTTCCCTCAGCCCTGCTGCGCTAAGTACGGCGCATTCCAGTTGCCCATCGGTCAAGTAATCTACGGGGCCAAAGTCCCTCCGGATACTCAGCAGGGCGTTCTCTCTCGTCATGGGCGGTGGGGGCCTGCGTCGCCTGAACGGGTTCTTCATCGCTTCCTCCGCCTTGCCTCCATCTCGGCAAGCCATCTTTTGAAGTTGCGCTGTAGGATTTTCACTGACAGTCTCGCGCCCGCCGGTATCCGGCGCCAGCCGCGCGTCCCTGTCATCTCGTAGCTTCCAAGTTCGAAGAAGGCCCAAGCAAGGCCAGCATACAGAATTACTATGATGGGTATAGCCCACAGGTCAGCCTGCTCGAATTGCAGGGCTTCCTTCATCCCTCGACCTCCTTCCGGTAGCTTTCAATAGCCACTAGCGCCGGCTTCTCCGTCTGCGCCGCCGCTTCGACGTACTTGATGCGCAGGTCGCGGCGGGCATCAAGCGTCGTGCCCATGATCTTCTCGCGCTGCCGCAGCTCATTCGCCTGCTTCATATCGCCACTATGGAAGGCCGCAGCGAGCAATAGGGTATCGAGCGCAAACTGCCAGTCAGCCTCAGTCCAGAGAATGCAGTGCGGCATCGTGGAAACCGCATGCCACCAGCGCCGCGTCTGCGCCGGCCACCGGCGCCCGTTGGGTCCCGCCTTCGATAGCGGCGGAGCGTCCTCAAACGGCTTGTCCTCGACCTCCGTCCAGTCGTGCCGCGGCGCATTGCGGTGCCGGACCGGCTGGCCTTCGTTGGGCTTCTTTCCTGGTAGCGTCATTTCCTAATCCCCCACGGGTTTTGAAATTGTACAGGGCGTCAAAGTGG